TTTCCGAGGCTAAACCTTCTAGGTGTCCTGTAATTAGTTCAATAGTCTTAATGTGCCGATAAGCATCTTCACGCCTATCACATTCTTCTGCACTTGTGTTAATTATCACACTAATCTGTTCTTTTTTCAAGTTATCTATGACTTCTTTGAAAAAGTCATCATTTAATAGGTTTTTAGCCCATTGCGCCAGTAGGTACTTGTCCATATTGGTTTTGTATTCCAGAAATAATATCGTTAATGCTCAAGCTAGATTTAGCTGGCATACCTTGTTTACTACCCAAGATTCCCATCAAATCGTTGTAACTCATGCTAGATGGCTGTGAATACTGGATAGGCTCTGGCACTTGACCATAGTTAGGGTCTAAGAACTTTTCCCATTGTGTACCCATCAATAAATTACGATTACCAAAATCAATTGGTGTTAAAGGTGTAAATGGTGCAACTTTAGTTGCTGGAGGGTTAACAAAAGATTCTGGAATAGGCACTACATCAAATCCAGTTGGTGTAGGTGTATTGGACAAAACAGAACCAGCCCCAAGCAAACCAGCAGCAGCCAAAGCTAATTGAATTACTTTTAATGGGTCAGTTTCTTTTGTCGTATCAGGAGTTGTTGTTTTCGGAGTAGTAGTTACTGGAGTGGTAGTCGGCAATGTAGTAATTGCAGCCAATGTGTCGCCAACAGTAGTTGTTTTTGGACGCTCTGAAGTAATTTCAACTGTTGGAGTTGTAACTTTTCCACCACCAATAGTAGTGTTAATTGCGTTAATTACATCTTGCTGAGTGGTTGGGGTTGCCGTTTTACCAGTTACAGTTAATGTTGGAGTTGTAGCAAATACATCACCAATTCCAACAGTTGTAGGTTTTGCGCCTGTAATAGATACAGTATCTGTTGCATTAGATACATCAGGTGTAGTTGTAGCTGTTGTCAACCCTTGACCTATTCCCATGTCATCAAAAAATGCGTTAATCTGGTCTTTGCTTAAACCAGCAGCTTGCATTTCAGATATTAACTGAGTCTCTAACGCATCATTAAACTGCGCTGAAGTCATATTAGAAGCGTCAATAGGAGTATTGGCTTTTATGTAGTCACCTAATTGTGTGCCACCATAAACAAGACCACCACTTAGTAAGCCAGCCTTTAAAGCATCACCAAGGCTTTCACCACCACCTAATTTAGTTCCAGTTGTCAACAATCCCTGACCAATTGCTTGGCTTACAGCACCAGAACCAAGACCGAGTGATTGACCAATACCTGCTGGTAAACCAAACAATGTACCTGCTGTAAGAGCAAAGTCCATAAAGTCTTTGGTAGCATTTACTTCTTGTTGCGTTCCAGTACGCTCTAGTTCACCAGTAGGTGTATATTGCTGATAACTACCACCAACTTTGTTATCACCAGCTTTATAGGTAATTACATTCTCTAGTCCACCAACTTGTTGGTCTTGACCAGAGCCAGTTACTTGGTTAATAGCTTGGACATAAGTATCACCAAGCAATACCGCTTGATTAGGAGGTAATGTAGCAGCCACACGAGCAGCAATTTCGCCCTCAGATGTTCCAGTAGCTTTAGCTATATCAGCAGGACTAACACCATAAGTCTCCATTGCTATAGCAACATCAGCATCGCTTGGCTTAGTAAGCAGAAAATCAATAATCTGTTGGTTAGAAATAGCCATCATTAACCCCTAATCTCTACGTTAGATGTAATGCCAGCACCAATCTTCATTGCTTTCAATTGTGCTTCTGCTTCAAACTCTTGTTGCTTCATAGCAAAGTAAGCCTGTTGTTTCTCACGCTCTAATTGCAACTTAGCAGCCTCTTTCTCACGCATCATCTGCATTTCAACAGCAGCCTTCTGTTGCGCCATCTCTGTATCAATCTGCATCTGTTGTTGTTTCAACTGAATGTCAGCTTGTGCTTTGGCTTGGTTAGCTTGTATCTCAGCCTGTGTTCGAGCCATGATTGCTTGAACTTCTGGAGGCATCTGTTGCTGTTGTGGAGGAGGATTGCTCAACGCTTGGTCTTGCTCTGGTGTAATAGGCTTGTAGAACTCAGCACTATCTTTAAACCCTGCAATCTCAACCATGCGCCCCAGAGTACCACGATACTGAGCAGGTGAAACGTAAGGATTGGCAGGGCCGTACTGAGCAATCAACTGCTCTTGTTTAGCAAGAACCATCGACAACATAGCCATCTGCTCTTGACGATTCCCAGCACCCAAACCTACGTTGATAGAAACATCGTATTGGTTAGCCCATGTTCTAGGGTCAAACTCTACGAACTCACCACGCATACGAACCATACGAGCCTTGTCCTGATACTTACAGAGCAAGTGCAAGATGCCTTGGAACAAAGACTTAACACCTGTCTCAGCAAAGATTCGAGCCATCAGTTCAATCTTACCTGCGCCAGCTTGTTGCATAGAAGCTACCGCAGCAGCAGTCACGTTCTGCAAGATAGCAGGGTCTAAACCTTGTGAAGCATCGCTAACACCAGTACGCTTAGACTGAATTGTGTCCAGATACTGAAGCATCGGGAAAGCCTGATTAGCCACGTTCTGAACAACTAACTGTTGAACAGCACCTTGTGACTTGGCACGAATAACACCACCAGCAGTAGAAGTCAGCAAGTCATCAAGGTTTACTTGACCTTCCACAGCAACCACTCGTGCATTGTTTGTCAGATATAAGTTATCCAACATCTGACGAGTGATAGTAGTCTTGATTAACTGTAGGTCAACTGTTCTGTCAGCTAGTGAGTTACCAAAGAACTTGTGCGGAATTGGGATAGGACAGATTGAGTGGAAAGGAACATAGTCCACTTCCTCAACCATCTCCTTACCACCTTCATCTTGCAGAATCTCATTAGAAGCGTAAAAGACTTGAGTCAGAGCAGCAATGCCCTTTCCGTTCATATCAGTTTTGACATAACACTCAAAGACCTCAATCTCTTGCATTGAGGGGTCATCAGTCTGCGTTTGGTAAGGTTGCTCACCTGCTGCATAACGAGCCACACGCTCTGGTGTGTATGCCAAAGCATCACCCATCTGCAAACTCTCTACCTGTTTCTTATTGAAACCCATAGCAACCAAGTCACTACGAGTCAACATCTGCCTGTGGGCTACGAAAGGCGAATCAGCAATAGTTCTAGCCTTTTTGCTAATCAAGAACTCCTCTGGAGGGACATTCTCAATCGTTACCTTGCCTGACTTTTTCTTTTGTTGCACCACAACATTGTGTGTAGCACTCATCACAGGCATACCCATAGGGTCTATAACTGGCTGACCCATTGGGTCAATAATTGGAAACTCTGTCGTATCTTGCTCGACTATCTCCATAGTCTCATCACTCATCAGCATTGCTAACTCGTCATCAGACAAGTCAAAGTAACGCTCTTTAGTAATGTCTTCTTTGTCTTCCCAATAAGCCTTAACGATGCCGTTCTTCTGCATCAAGGCATCTTTGAACCAATCATGCAGAATGGCTACACCAGCGTTATCACGATTAAATACCCAATTACAGTAATCAGTAGCTTGCTTTGCAGAGGCTTCATCCCTTGGGCCTTGTGGCTCAAAGACTACGATATTGTCTGAGCCTGTAAAGATACGAACTAAGCTAGGTAGCGCACCATCTATCGCTTCTGCCACTTCTCCAGTAACGATTTGAGACTTACCCTCAACTTCATTACCATATGGCTGTCGTAGATAAGCCTCCAGAGCCTGTTTGCGTTGTTCAACAGTTTCGCTTTCAATAAATCCAATTGCATCATCAATCTCTGCTTGGATTATCGACATTAACTCGTTCTGTGCCATGCTTGTCCTTTGGAGGGCGTCCCATTCTGGGTTTATCCAATTGTAACTCTTTTACCATATTTTCAAGCATTTCGATACGCTTTTCAAGTTCTTTTACTTTAGGGGCTAGATTTACCCCTTGCATTGATACATACATCAGACAATCCATTTCGGAGTTTGGTTAATCGGCTTAGACCACGTTGAATGTCCTTCATCCAATCCAAGGGCTAAGTAACGGAAAGAATCAGAGCCATGACTTGACCAATCATGTAGTGGTCTTTCATAGAATATCTTACGCTTCTCATCGTAGTCTCTGCGGTAGTTTCTCAGGCAGTTCAGTCCTGTTTGTACCTTTGGCACGTTAAACCAACATCTTGGCAGCAACCTTCTTACCGCTTGGATACCATCGTCTAGTCCCATTCTGGGACTAATCTTGACTTCTAAGCCAGCTTCCTCAAGCATTTCCATTCGGCTCTTACCTGTGCCTAACTCTCTAACCCTAACGTCATGGGGCAGAATATGCTCTGCTTTGAGATAGTCATTGTCCTTAATCCACTTAACGTAATGGTCTAAACCAACGCCATGATTCTCGTAGTAGTCAAGTAATCTGACCTCAGTACCCACTAACTGAGCCACCCAGATAGACGTAGAGTCACCCATTCCCAAGTCCCAAGCAGTAAATGTTCTGCTTAGTTCCTCTCTGGGAATCTCTTGCATATGCTTCTTGTCTTCCAGTTCATTGAGGATAGTTCCGTAGTAAGAGCCTTCTACAGCAGCATCAAAGCTACACTCAAACTCTTGGCGGTACTTATCCTCACCCATCTCATTACGAGCAGCCTTCAGTTCTACCTCATCCACTACCCCTGTCTCAGAGGCTTTGAACTCTAGCAAACCCCATCCATCCTCTTTCTCTGCCCTGTCTCGCAGTTCTTTGAAGTGGTTGTGTCCCTTTGGCGTACCAATAAATAAACACCAGCCTTTTCTGTCTGTC